GAATACGCAGACCGTGAACGGCGACGAGAACATCACGCGCTCGTGGCAGGCCCAGTGGTCCTACAACGTCGGCCTCAAGGGCTTCGCGTGGGACAAGACCGCGGGCGGCCACTCGCCGAGCAACGCGGCGCTCGCCACCGGCACGAACTGGGACCGGTTCGCCACCGAGACCAAAGACCTTGCCGGCGTCATCGTCAACACGCTCTGACCCGGCTTGTTGGGTTCATGGGGGAGCCGGAGCGGGGAAACCTGCTCCGGCTTTTCCTGTATCCTTCACCCTTAACTTTCAATCCTCGTGCTTTTCAAAACCGTGAATACCAAGAAAAAGGTTCTGTTCTTCATCTCCGGGCCGGTCCCCACCGCCGCCCAAATGGCGCAAGCCGATACCATCACCACCAACAGCCGCGTTGTGGCGTTCCGCAATGCTACGCAGGTCGGGAAGGATGATGGTTTGGAGCGTGCCGACTTCGTCTGTGGCGATGTCCCGGCGCGTTACCTCGTCGAGGCCAAGGGCTGGGTCGTTCCCCAGCTCATCGACTTCAAACAGCCGGAGCTGGCCTTCGGAACCGAGCCCGAGCCGTCGACCCCGATGGCTCCCGTTACCACGAGCGTGCCCGCCGCTGTCGCCCCCGAGGCTCCCGCGCCGGTCGTTGCTCCCGCACCTGCACCCGCGCCCGAGCCGGCCCCCAAGCCGACGAAGGCCAAGAAAAAGTAAACTGGTCCTAGCGGCCTTTCAATTATCATGTCCAAAGTAACTTCAGTCGTTCTGTATTTCACCGCCGGCATCTTGCCGACGGCTGTCGAGGTGGCCGAAATCGCCCGCCTCTCTACCGTCATGGAAAATGTTCGCGTCCGCAATGGCGCGGTCGCCGCCGAAACCCTGTTCAGTGGCAAAATCGAAGCCTGTGACTTTGTCGCCGGCAAAGCGATTCCCGCCACCTACACGGATGCGCCGGCCTCCAAGACAGTTCTCGCCATTCCGAGCGATGCCAACCCGGACCAGTTCAAGGTGTTCCCGGCGGCTCTCGGCATCGACGCCAGCAACGCCGATGTCCAACAGCTCGCCGCCATCAAGGCGGAAATCGACGTGGCCACGGGGCTCGCCAAGATGACCGACCTGTCGGCGGATGCCACGGTCACCTACGCGTCCTCGGATGAGGCTAAGGCAACCGTCAGCGCGACCGGGCTGGTGACGGCGGTGGCTGCCGGTGCCACGAACATCACCGCGACGCTCACGGCCGGCACCCCGGTCACGGCGGGTGCCATCGAAGCGGATGACGACGTTTACACGAAGGCCGCGCACGGCTTTCTGACGGGCGAAGCGTTGAAGCTGGTTTCCTTGACGGGCGGCACGGGCCTCACCGCCGGGACGACCTACTACTTCATCAAGACGGGAACGAACACCGGCAAGTTCGCCACCACCTACGCCAACGCGGTCGCCGGCACGGCCATCAATGTGACGCTCGACGCCACCGATGTCGTGCTCGTCAAGGCCCCGGTCACCTCGGTGTGTGCCGTCACGGTCGCCGCCTAAACCCTCAACCTCGGAGTCCTCGTCATGGCCCTCATCATCGAAACCGGTGCCGGTGTCGTTAACGCGGACTCCTATGCCTCGCTTGCGGAGCTTGCAACTTATGCGACCTCGCGAGGCATCACTTTAGTCGCCGCCACCGATGCGGCCAAGGAAGTCCTGTTGCGGAAGGCAGCGGATTACCTCGACACGCTTGAGCCCAAGTTTCGAGGCTCGCGGGTCGAGGTCGACCAAGCTCTCGCTTGGCCCCGCTCTGATGTCTACCTTTACGGCTCCACCGAGCTGTTTCCGGCAACATCAATTCCGCCCCAGCTCATCAAGGCCCAGTGCCAGCTCGCTTGTGATGCGGATACAACCAACCTCTTGCCCAATGGTGCCGGGCGCGAGGTTATCCGGCAAAAGGTCGATGTCATCGAAACCGAATACGCCGAGCAGGGCACCGGCTCAGTCAAGCCACAGCTAAACAAGGCAATGGCTATTCTGGAGCCCTTGCTTAACACCAACGGCTTCTCCGCCCAAACCGTCCGCGTGTGAGCACGTTCTACGACGAGGCCATTGCTACCGCCCTTGCCGCCATCACGGAGGCCGGGCAGACATGGACCCTCGCTCGTTTTACCAAGACCTTTGACCCGGTCGTCGGCTCCACCTCCGCAATTGTGGCCACAAAGGGCTCGGTTGCCGCGGTCGTCCTGCCGCTCAATAAAACCGACAAAAATGAACTCGACGACACGCTCATGGAGGCCTTGCGGGCCGGCAAGCTTCGCAAGCTGCTTGTCGCCGCTTCCGGTGCTCCCTTCGCACCTGCCGGCACTGACGTGTTTGTGCGCGGTGCTGAGGTTTGGCTTGCCAAGGGTTCCACGGCACTCGCTCCCGCCGGCACGGCCATCATTTACACGGTCATCGTTGAAGCCGGCAGCCTGAGCACGGCCGACGCTGCCGCCCTCGTAGCATGAAGCGCGACAGCAAAGGCCGTTTCATCGGCTCCGGCAAAGAGTTTAACCAGCAGGTGGGCGGTTTTTCGTCCGGCACCTCGGCAAAGCTCCAAAACTTCCGGCGCGGCGTCACCATCAAGCTGTTCAACGCGGTCATTTCTGACACGCCGGTTGATACCGGGCGCGCTCGGGCCAACTGGCGTGTGTCCGAAGGCGACCCGGAACTCAAAGAAATCGACCGGGCCGACAAGACGGGCGAAGTCGCAAAGGGCGAAATCCTCGCGCTCGTCACCAAGAGCGAAGGCGACAAGCCGGTCTTCCTCGCCAATAACCTACCCTACGCCGAACCGCTGGAGAACGGCCACTCCCGCCAGCAACCCGAAGGCATGGTCCGCAAGAATGTCGCCCGCTTTCAATCGCTCGTTAACCAAGCCCTCGCCCAAGCATGAGCGAACAAAAAGTAAAGTCCGCTTTGGTGCAGACCTTCACGAACGGCAATCCGTTTTTCCCGGTCGCGCAAATTCAGTTCGAGAACGTCGCGTTCACGCCGCCGGCTGACAAGCCGTGGGCCGCGCTCTGGTTCATTCCCAACCAGCGAAGCGTCGCAACTCTCGGCTCGACCGGCACGGACCGCGTCACCGGGATTTTCCAAATCGACCTCAACTACCCGTTGAATGACGGGGACAAAAATGTGAGCGACAAGGCAACAGCGATTACAGCGTTGCTCAAGGTCGGCTCCCGCTGCGTATATAGCGGCGTCGAGGTCATCGTTGCTTCCTGTGGGCGTTCCCCGGGTAAAGTCGTTGGCTCTTTCTTCCGCGTATCGGTCACCATTGGCTTCTACGCAGACTTCAACCGTTAACAAACTATCATTATGGACTCAGCTCGCCATGCTCTGCACTACATCGCGGAAGTTACGTTCGGTGTTACCCCGGCCGTCACCCCCGCTTTCCAGACCCTCCGCCACACCGGCACCACGCTCGCTCTTTCCAAGGGCAGCATGTTGTCCGAAGAACTCCGCGCCGACCGCCAAATCCAAGACTACCGGCATGGCGTGCGCCAGACCGGCGGCGACCTGAACACCGAGGTGTCCTACGGCACCTTGGATTCGCTGCTTGAGGCGGTCCTTTGCGGCACGTGGGCGGCCAAGGTCGCGCCTTACGCGGCAATGACCATCTCCGCCGCTGCCGCCGACAATTCCATCAACGACAGCGCCAATGGCCTGCCGATTCTGGATGTGGGCGACAAGGTCACCATCTCCGGGTTCACCGGCACGGTTGGCAACAACCAGTCCGGCGTCGTGCTCACCTCGACCGCTGGCAAGATGACGCTCACGACCGTAACGCCGTTCGTCGATGATGCCGCTGGCGAAGAAGTCACCGTTACCACGAATGTCCAGCGCCTAAAGGCCGGCGTCGTGCGTCGCTCGTTCTCCATTCTCCGTCACTTCTCGGACGGTGCCGCCGGCTCCAAGCCCTACCACCTGTTCGTCGGGCAGGAACTCAACACGCTCAACCTCTCCATCGGCGTCGAGGCCATTGTCACCGCCGGCTTCGGTGTCATCGGCAAGAACCAGAGCGACCCGAGCGAGACGGCCCCCGCCGGTGCCACATTCGTTGCTGGCAATACGAACGCCGTCATGGATTCGTTTGCCGGCGCGTTGCAGGAAGGCGGCGCGGCCATCGCCACGGTGACCGAACTTACGCTCACGCTGGAGAACGGCGTCACGCCGCGCCCGACGGTCGGCAGCGACCAAGTGCAAATCGCCGCCGGCATCGGGCGGAGCAATCTGACCGGCCAGCTCACGGCCTATGCGGAGGACGAGTCCCTCATCGAAAAGTTCATCACGAACAACGTCGAGTCCTCCATCAAGGTCTTGCTCGCGGATGCCGCCGGCAACAAGCTCCGCATCGGCCTGCCTCGTATCAAATACACCGGCGGTCAGCAGGACACGCAGGGCCAAGGTTCCATCACGATTCCGTTGCCGTTCCAAGCCCTCTACGACGCGACGCTCGCCACGAACATCTACATCGACCGCATCGCGGTCTAAGCCTCGGAAAGCCTCTCCCCATGAGCACCACCGAAGCCAAGCCAGCCGCGCCCGTCGCCACGATGGAGGCGTTCTTCACCCGCCAAAAGGCAAACGAGGGAATTGAAGTTCCCCTGTGGCTGCCCAATGGCGACAAGTCCCCGTTCTCCTTACGCATCCGGGGCATTGACTCGGATGCGTTCAAGGGGGCGGAGGCGGAGAGCCGCCGTCGTATGGTGGAGCTTGCGTCCGCCGACCTCACCAAGCTGTCCTCCATCGCCGTCGCGGCGGAAGAACGGCTCGGCATCCTGTCGGCCCTCGTCATTTCGTGGACCTTCCCCGACGAGTTTAATGCCGCGAACGTGCGCACGTTACTCCGCGAGGCTCCGCAAATCGCCGACCAGATTGACCGCATCGCCTCCAAGCGTCATCTTTTTTTCAAGAACGGCTTAAGCAACTCTACGCCTTCGCCCGGGGCGAGTTCGACTTAAGCCTACCACCAAAGGGGGCCAAGACGCTCACCCCATTACGCGAGCATCTAAACCGGGTCTGGAAACAACAAGGCAAGAAACCCAAGGAATTAGCCGACCTGCCACCCCTTCCCGAAGAACTCGCCCATCTGTGGTTATGGTATCGGGAAGTTCATACAAAAGAAGCACTCACCTACGCGGAGCTGGAAAGCTGGAGCCGCCTTTCGCAAAGAAACATCACCGCCTTTGAAGCCGGAGTCCTCCGCAAGTTGGACGCCATCTATTGGGAAGTAATTAATGCAAGAAGTTTCACACCTAGTAATCAAGGTAAGCAGCAACGAGGTAAAGACCGCGACCGCCGCCCTTGATTCGATGAGCCGGGCCAGTGGCCGGTTGATGGGCTTCATCAAGGGGCTTGTCACCGCGGCGGCGGCGCTTGCGGTGTTCAAGGAGGCGGCAAGCTCCATTGCGGAGTTTGAAAAGCAGATGTCCGCGATTCGTGCGGTCACCGGAGCGACGACCGAAGACATGAAGGCCTTGACGCTCCAAGCCCGCGAGCTGGGTGAGACGACGCAGTTTAGTGCACAGCAGGCCGCCGCCGGTATGAAGTTCTTGGGGCAAGCCGGATTTTCGACCAAACAAATCCTCGCGGCCATGCCCGGCGTGCTGGATTTGGCCACAGCGGGCGAGATGGACTTGGCTTCCGCCTCGGACATCGCCTCCGCCGCCTTGGCGGGCTTCCGTTTGCAGGCGAGCGAGACCAACCGGGTCGCCGATGCCCTCGCGGTCGCTGCCGGCGAAACGAATACGAATGTGTTCCAGATGGGCGACGCGCTCAAGTATGTCGCGCCCATCGCCGCGAGCCTGAACATTTCGCTGGAGGACATTTCCGCCGCCATCGGCATCTTGTCCAACGCGGGCCTACAGGGCAGCATGGCCGGCACCGGCCTACGGCAAGTGCTTTCCTCGCTCGCCGCGCCGACCCGCGAGGCAATCGACACGATGCGGGTCTACGGGATTGAGCTGGAAAAAGTCAATCCTCAGACCAACAGCCTGACGGACATCCTCACGCATCTCCGCGACCGCGGGCTTGATGCTGCCGGAGCCTTCACCCTGTTCGGTGACCGCGGAGCGCCGGCAATCCTCGCGTTGACCAATCAAATCGGCAACCTTGAGAAGCTTAACACCTCTCTCAAGAACAGCGGAGGCCGGGCGAAGGAAATGGCCGGCATCATCGGCGACAATCTCACCGGTGACTTCCTCAAGCTCAAGAACGCCACCAACGAACTTTATTTGGCGGTCGGCGAGGCTGGCTTGGGCGATGCGCTCCGGCAGGCCACGCAATCCACTACCGACTTCATTCGTTCAATCAACGAAATGGTGAAGTCCGGGGAGGCGGCGGCGTGGCTCGACCTGCTCAAGGAGAAGTTTATGACCCTCGGTGGCGATGCCATCGAAAACGCGACCGCAAACATCACCATGGTTTGGGGAATGGCGATGGATTATGTTTCCGGCACCGGCAAGGATGCGGCGGACGACATCAAGAAAGCCTTTATCAACATGCCGGAGAACATCCGGGCCGCCGTCCAGCTCACCGCAATCACCTTTGAAAACCTGTGGGAATCTCTGGTGAATGGCGGCACGCTCGCGGTCGAGAAAGTCACCGCGTTCTTCAACTACCTTTTGGCCACAGCAACGAATGTCGGGAAAGAGATTTGGGACCAGCTCTCGAATCCGATGACCAAGGGCAAGTTCGATTACATCAAGGAGCAGGCCGCCGCCTTTGACAAGTTCTCGACCGCTTCCGCCGCCGCGACCGCCAAGGCCAACGCCGCGAATCAGGCCGCCGCCGATGCTTGGGCGGAGGAAGTGACAAACATTCTGAATGAGCGCGACGCGAACATCAAAGCGAGCGACGCCAAAATTGCGAAAATCGACGAGCTGCGTGCC